AGATACAGCATTAGCATCAGTAAATTCTCCGACATTTAATGCACCAACTCTTTTTTTAATGCGGCCACGAAAGTTATATGCATTATTTAGGGTTTCGAATGCTTCGTCTGGTATTAACCATGGTTTAGTATCGCGCCTTATACCATCTCCTATAGGCGCTATTAAAAACTTATCAAAAGCCATCTATGCTCCTATAGCTAGATACTCAAAGTTAACAGCTGTTGCACCTGTAGTTGAACGGTTTGAGCCAAACATATCGATTTGAGCAGGATTAGAAAAATCTACAACCCTAATTGCATGGTCGACATCGGTTGCACCAGCACCTACAATGCAAACTTGCACAGTAAATATAGTTGTAAAGACTGGTATAGTAGCAGCTACCGGTAGCACCAACGTAGTTGATCCATTTGCGGTTGAAGCGCCCCACTTAAGAATGATTCCAGACGGAAGAATAGTCCAGCCAGGAGTTGCTCCTAAGCGTGCTGTAAATTCGACCTCTGTACCGTTGCTTTCTCTTCTGGTAAATAGCTCCGCTTGAGTTGTTAGTGTCGACTGTTTTGCATAAACTGCGCGTTCATTAGCCAATGTTGTAGGTGCCGCTCCAAGTTCCGGAAAGGTCGTTTGATTATGTTTACCTTCATTAGCCAAATCAAAGGTAACATGATCTATATCAAACGCACTCTTGATAGCCTGAAAATTCTGCAAGATATCGTTTTGCGAATCTTTTATTTTATCCGTAGGCTGCGGAATCGAATCATTATATGCCATTTTCTACTCCTCTAGTTATATGGCCATGATCGATTGCCGCAATTACCATCGATGGTATCTGTATATATCGTTGCAACACGATCATTTGTTTGTTGTACAATTGTTTTTCTTAAAGCAAGACGCATTTGCTTGTCAAATTCTGGCATGAGCATTCTCACGCCTTCCTCGTCAGTACGGTCTTGAAACAACTTAACTGATGCACCGTACGCTATGAGCTGCCACCATTGTTCTAATTCTGGACTAGCGCCAGACGCAAGAAGCTCTGTTGGCCTTCTGTATACTTCCATCTGAATTCTATAGGCCTGATCAGGTATTGGTCTAACTGTAAATGCATTATTATGGTACAAAACAGCTTGCGGAACAGAAGCTTCATATGGAATGTAGTGAACATCAATATCTTCACCATTACCAGGAGCTGTAGAGAATGTAAGCGTATATGCTCCAGTTATATAGTTTATAATACCAGTTCCGGATCCGGATAGAATAGCTGTTGCTGTAAGCTCATTGTCTGGATCATGCAATTCTAGAGAACTAAAATCTGCAGCAACAGAGCTAAACAATAAGTTTCCACGGACTAAAGGCGCATTGGTTAGGGTGCCATTAAATAGCATTGTCGCACCATCCCCGGTAGCCACTGTTTCGCGTGTATTGGTAAGCGGATAAACTCCGTAGAATTTATCTCTATCCTGATACAGCGGAACACGATTTCCATCTATAAAAATTGGTTCATGAACCGATGTATATACGTTTTCAAAGTTGTCCAATTCTGTAGCTGGATTATCGCTATCATATACATCAATAAATGGCTGCGTAAAAAAAGTAAACGTTTCACGCAGTGTAAAAAGCCTTAAATGTTCTGGGAAATCATACTGTATGAAAGTATTTACATACTCATCGATTTGAGCGTCTGTTATCTGGGCTGTATTTGGGCTTCTTGTAAGTCTCCGAACCTTAGTTCTTATAGCAGTAAGAGTAGAATCTGCCATTAATTTTCCTTTGGGCTATAAAACATTCTTAGTGGCGCCACTAAGATTTTCATTAATTTCACCGACAGGTGTGACATGGGGATAGCTAGCAACATACCATGGGACCGGCAGAGTTATGGAAAACGGATTAAAATTTCTTGTATCGATATCAATTGTAAAAGTTTTAGCTCCGGTCACTGTTATAGTTTCAACTAGTTGATCAGCCTGAACCATGCCATAATAGCGTGGAATATTGAGTCTAACAATATCACCTGTCTCATAGTTGTGATCAAAAGATGTTGTCACCTGTGCTGGATATGCATTAGTTATAGCATCAATTAATCTCATTGATCTCTGGAACGTTGGATTCTGTTCAGCATAAAACCTAGGCATAATCGATACCTTTATTTTTTTCTAAACTTACTATCGTCTTTAACTTGATCTACCTCTACAATTCTATCCGATGTTTGTGGCAAGTCGTCGATATCCATAAACTCAAGACTCTCAAATCCTATTCTGTTTACCTTTTGCCCAATTCGAGCACTAATGTTGCCATTTTCGTCTTTCATGTGCTGGTGTACAGGATAACTGCAGTTATTGGTAAGGTGCTTTGCTACACCCAACGGTATTGTATATACCTGGCCATCGACGAAATCATATCGCTCAATAGGATCTTCCTTGTATTTTCTAAAATTGAAGCTAACAGAGCCTCCAGGAACCTCATAAAATCTAAAGATGCCTTTAACCATTTCTCTGTCTTTGTCACGCTGATATTTCAAACTTTGGGCTGTTTTTTTACCTTTATCCGTTGTTGGAGTTGTCATAATTTTCCTTTTGTTAGAGGGGCCCGAAGGCCCCTAGTCTCTAGCACTTACTTCAATTATTCGTTGTCGATGCTAAAATATCTGCCGGCTTTCCAGTAGATCACATCATTTGCCGCGCCAGCTGGACTATTAACTCCAGCAGCTAATCTCATGAAGATCTCTCCGGTATTTCTTGTTGCACCACTAAGCGGTATTGCACCTGCCGTTCCACTAACTTCACCAACAGGAAGCACTTGCGCATGTGTGAATGGCACATCTCCTGTAAGCGGCCACGCAAATGCCGCAAATGCTGCAGAGTTGATATCTGTTGTTATGGTATTTGCAGTTACGGCTGTTACTGTTGCTGTAAGTCCGTCGATTTCTACCATATCAAAGTCTGCAGGTACCTGCAGTCTAACCTGTTGGCCAACTGTGAATCCATGATCAACAGTTGTAGTAATTACTGCGGGATTAGCTTGAGTAATCGACGCAATAAATCTACGACGAGGATAATATATTGGATCAAATCTAACAGGATAGTAGCTACCTGCGACAACGCCTGTCGCAACAATTGCTGGCATGTAAGCCAGTGTGAACGAAACGTTTGGATTAACGGCGCCTATCTGGAAGTCAACTCCGCCAAGCTGTTCAGCATTTGTTGAACTAACTATACGAACAATGTCTCCGTTAACTAATCCGCCTGTATTTGCAGATAGTACCACTGGCGGAGGACCTGCCTGTATTTGTGTAGACGCTAAGATAGCTCCCAACTCAGGACCAGAAGAGTCTATAAGCGTAAAACCAGCACCTGCTGCTGTTATTTCCTGTGTAACAGAATCATCAGCAGCTAACTTGTTGTATACAATTCCAATGCCATCACCAAGTCCGCGAAACCATTCAAATCTAACAGCAGAACCTGCGCCACCAGCCAGAGTAACAGTTGCGTTAATAACGGTCATCCAGTCAATATCGCCTCGAACGATTATATCAGCTGCGTTACCATCAGCAATAAATCTACCGCCTATGGTATATCCATCATAAGTCATGATTAACTCCTTGTCGCACGTAGGTTAATGACCCAAAGATCGTTTGTAATCCTTGGAACTTCAGCAAACTTATACCCAACTGATGCATTCAATGCCAATGGACCATCATATATTGGTGGTCTATAGATGAACGATGCGCTGTACTGATCTTGCTCGATACATGCATATGCTTCCATACCAACGCAGAAGATATTGTAAACATCATCACCTGCATTAGATGAATTAGCTGTAACAGAACCGATTGAAGACACCAAGAAACGAAGGTTTCCTATTGATCCCCACTCTGTTCTGAGTGCATTCATTGGAGATGGATATTGGTTTTTGTGAATGAACCCTTGAGTTGCATCCAAGTCACCAGTCAACTGAGTTGAACAAAGTGCAAAGTACGCATCTCTAACAGGAGCTGTTCCAAAACGATCTTCACCTTCGATGTTATCCAATACGGTATAAGCATCATTGGTAAGAAGAGTTCGAACAATATCATCAACGTCAGCTCTTGTGATTTCAGTCAATTTGTTACTCCCTTACGGGGGACATGTCATTTCTGCATGTCTCAGCGACTTTCGTCTCGCTGGTCGGACTATCGCATCCCTTTCGGGTCTCTTCACTTAGTCTCTCAGGCTGCACAGCTTAAGCTTGCTTGCCCCCTGTCGCCATAGCATATGCCGTAGGCTTCCAAGTCAACAAGAAGAGATTTTACAACCCCACAAAATCTAGGGTTGTCACCATTAACACCACCTACACAGTTAACAAAACCTGCAGTTGCTGCAAGCATGTTACGTGTTAAGGTGTCTTCGGTTTGTCTCAACGAAACACCCAATCGTGCGGCTGCTTCGTTCAAAACAGGATCTTGATTTTGTAATGTACATTAATCTGTTACTTTTGTGACCAATATATTTCTATTTGGCGGGAGGTCTTGTTATTCCCTCCTCTCATATTCTCATATGAGATCGGACTGTCGCTTCACCAATTAAGGTGTCCACTCGCCTCAGTCTCTCAGCGTGACATCGGCTCTCTTTTATGGTACACTGTTGCTATATAATAACTACACTATAGGAGTATAAAATGCTTAACTTAAAGTCAGAAAGAGAGAAGTTAATTTATTTAGCCGCCATTATCGATGGAGAAGGTTCAATTGGTGTAGAGCTTTCTTCCCCATGTACGATTAAACGTAACGGAAAAGAAGTATGGCAAAGGAAGAAAAATTATTACATATGCAGAGTTGCCGTTATTAATACAAATACTGGTCTATTAGATTGGATTAAAGAAAACTTTAAGGGTTCGATAAGCACTCACAATAAAGGTGCTGCAAACAGAAAACCTTGCTATAGATGGCAATTATTTGGAAAAGATCAAAAAGCTTTCCTAGAAAAAATAATTCCATTCCTGTTTATAAAGAAAAAACAAGCTGAATTAGTACTTAAATTAAGAAATACTGTTGGAAAAACAGGAAGACTTTTAACGGATGAAGTACTTGAAAAACGTCGTCAAATTTGGCTTAAGTGCAAAGAACTAAATAAATTAGGGTAAATGTCTTCGCCCCTGTCACCCTCGGCTTTACGTTAGGGCTTCCAAGTCAATCAGAGCGGATTTAAAGCAGGCTAACACTACTCAAAATCAAGAAATTTCAAAGATCTTTTTACAACCTGCTCGTTCAACTGAACGTAGGTCTCTCTCAGTTAAACTATTACGGCACCTAAATTACCGTAAAAATCGATCGTAGCATCTATATCTACAGCGGTGAGTGTCTGTGATGGAGGTGTAATTCCTGTGTTCCCCAATGGTACAATTGCGGTATCGAGTGCATTATAGCGCCTCATACGCAATGTGCGTCCACCTTTTGACGGCATTCTTTTTTTCATTGCCGGTATTTTGTGGATCATTGAGGGAACAGGTACAGAGAGAAGTTTGTAGCTAAAGCTCTGCTGCACTGGCGCAGGCAGAACCGTAGTCGTTGTAATAGGCATAATTTCCCTTTACCTAGTTAATAAAATATTACTTACAACGGGGAGGCGATTCCCTACAGCCTATAGAAATGGGTGAGCGATGCCCGTACAGCTCGAGTGGGTTGGCGATGCCCATACTGCCAATTTTAGGATATAAGAGAGAAAAGATTAGTACAAGATATTTGGGCCCTAGGTATAGCAAAAACGATTGTCTCACACCACATATCACATTAAACGGGCCCAATATTTTACATTCTTGCGCGCGCTTCCTTCATTTCTCTGCGCAATTGTTCTTTTAATTCGTCTGTAAGGCCATTTGCAAACGCATTTGCTTTTGTTAGTGGTCCTTGGCCTTCTTGTGGGGACACGCTGGCTAGTGGTCTAGGCTTTGCTGCATTTTGCTCGGCTTTTGCTCTGTCTCCAGCAAATTTGTCTTCCCTGTATATCCCCATTTGCTTAATCATGGTATATGCAGAAACAGCTTGAGAATATAAGTCTGAATTTGCCTTAAGTGTTGCTCCAAGCTCAGGATAATCACGAACAAGCGCCTCAACATTCTCTTTTGATACAACACTATCGAAATCATTATACTTTTGCTTGAGGCGAGTTTCAACTGTAGCAGTAGTAGTAGCCTGTTGATAGTTTTTTAGCTGATTTTCAAGCTTTTTAATCTTTTTTGCAACTTTACTTAAATGCTTTCCTTCAACAAATTCATCTTCTGCTAGCTTAAGGTCTTCTATTTCTTCCTCGATTTGCTGAACTACCTCTTGTTTTGGTTGCTGCATTCGTTGTATTTCTTCAAGCTGTCGTCGTGCATCATCTCTTTCTCGTTCAGCTTGCTCCTTTCTAAGTCGCATCTCGCGAATGTTTCGAGCTTGTAGATCTTCCTGAGGAGCTTCTTGGCTTTCCGGATTATCCGTAGGTGCGCTTTCAGCTCCCAGTTCAGCTTCTGTAGAATTCTCTTGTGCTGTTTCTTGGACGACATTGTTTATCTCTTCTGTTTCCATTAGTTTCCTTTCTCAAGAACGGGAGAGTCTGCTCGTTCTCCGTTAAGTTTTTTTGCGACCTTTAAAAGCGTTCCATCGTTGAAATTTAACACCATATCTAGAAGATCGCGCTGATCTTCCGGAAGTTCAAGCGAATTCTCAACGAGATATATACAAATGTCTTTGGCTGGCATTACCCACATAAATTCTATAGAACCAGATTTTCTGTTGTATCGATACACCGTCTGATCGTATCCTGGCGTTGGACAGGATTGACGAGATATAAAATAGTTGCGAAGAACATTTGGCATTAGTGGTTCTTTTTTAGTTTCAACTACAATATAAAAATCGCCAGGAAATTCTTTCTTCCCACTTTCTATACGCAGTTCAATATGTTTCTCAAAGTCTTTAAGTTGCTCGAGCATTTGCTCGCGAGGTGTATGTGTGTCATCGTGAGATTTTTCCATCAAGTCTAGACTTATTTTGCCGATCGTATCTCTTTTCTTCATGAATCTCCTCGGGTTAAGCTTGTACTTTATGATATAATATACGTGAAATACATCGCAGTAAATACATGCGTATCTTATTAGTTCTAACGGAAGGGGGTTCCGATGAAATATTTCTCAATAATACTTCTCGTCAGCTTAGCATATTCAACACACACTTCATGCGCGCGCGGAAGACAGATGGAAAAAGACATACAGGAGTTAGGGAATATGATGCTGGAAATTCCTAGAAGTGTCTCAAGATCTCTTTCTCGAGAGCGCGAGAGATGCCAAGATAGAAATAGAAGTCGCGTACGAGCCATATTAGACGAGCAGGAAACACAAGAGGAAATCGCAACAACTGCATGTATCAACTTTATAAAGATCTTCACAAAACTTGCAAAAATAATCACAAGATCTTGCCGACGATAATTAACAATGCCGCCTATAGCCTTTAGACTGCAGGCGGTTTTACTGTTATAGTCTTCAAAGAGGAGTTAACCAAGATAAACACACAAAGGGTAAAAATGAAAAAATTAATATGTGCAGCTGCAATTAGTTGCAGCATAGTTAGCGTAAGGGCGCAAATGATTAATCATATCATAGAAGCTCATGAACTAATAAAGTTACTGCGGTCAAATATTGAAAGCGTGTTTAACAAAAACAATCGATCGACAATTAAAAAACATGTACGAGACCTAACTAGACTTATTGATAGTATTGATAAGCTAGCTAAAAAAGCAGCTATTTCATACAATGAAACCCAAAAAGTGAAATTTCTTTCGCTGCAGCGACTTCTGAATTCCTTAAAAAAAGATGCGATTACTATAAGGGACACACTTAATAAAAAGTACTTCTTTTTTGCAACGTTTTTATTGTCGTGTCGAAGCGTCTTTAATAAAATGAATAGCGCAACGTATAAAATTAAT